GCCGGCCGTGGTAACCGGTGATCCAGAAACCGTGAGGATGGCCGGCAGTGATAGCCCAACACTGGTAACCGTGCCGGTGCCGGCCGGCAGATCCGCAGCCACCAGCGCGCGGAATGTGGGCGCCGCGGATCCTCCAGACGTTGGCCCAGCCCACACACGATTGGCCGCCTGCGTGGCCAGCACGGCCGTTAGCGTGCCGGCCGTGGTAACCGGTGATCCAGAAACCGTGAGGATGGCCGGCAGTGATAGCCCAACACTGGTAACCGTGCCGGCGCCGCCACCCGCGGCGCCGGTTTCAGCCGCCTGCAGCGCATCCAGGCGCCGATCCATGCGCCCAATTTCGCGCAGCAGATCTGCCAGCGCGCCCTGCATCTGCCCAGCCATAGCCTATACCTCCCGCAGATCCGCCGTTACAGTTTCGGCCCCACCCGCCAGCCGGATCCGCACACTGTTGATCATGCACGTTAGTGCCTGGCCGGCGTGCAATACCTTTACCTTATCCCCGAAATCCCAATACCGCAGATATTCCCACGCGCCTGGATTTACCGTGCCGGTGAATAGGACGCGCGCGCGCCGATCCCACAATTCTGCGCGGCCCTCATCGGCCATGCCAGTACTGCTGGTGTATTGCCGGCGATCCGCCCAGCCCTCCACCCTACCAAACGGTGAGGATCCCAGCCGCTCTGGTGCGTCCACCTCCACCACGGTGCGCGCGGCGCCGATCCCCTGGCCGCCAATGTATACGTGTGTGATCTGCTCCGCGTAATCCCGCACCAGCACCGCATCCTGCACATCACCGGCCGCGCTATCCAGCTGCACGCTGGCGGTTTTGTCGGCCCCAGGCTGGCCCTGTTTTACCTGGAATTCATATTTTCCGGCGCCGGCATTCCAGGCCACATGCCAATACAGCAGCGTGCCGGCCAGCGCGCTGGCCTCCGCCACATCCGCCAGCGCGCCATCCAGCGGCCGCCAGGCCACCGATTTTGCCACGCTGGCGCCGATCCCATCATCGGCCTCCACCTGCAGCCAGGTGGATAGATCCCGATCCGTGGCCGCGCCGGATCCCGCATTCTCCCGCACCAGCGCGCGCATGATATTGGATGCGGCCGCGGCCGACTTTTCTGCCTCTGCCGATCCGGCCGCATAGGCCACGATCCGGCGCGCCAGGATCTGCGCCATGCCCAGGCCGGCCAGCTCCAGAAATGCCTCATTGGCCGCGTAGCCCTGGCGCCAGCTGCGCAGCAGGAAATCCGATCCCAGCGCCACGCGCGCCACCGCATCTGTGCCGGTGCGCAATAGCCGCAGCCTGGCATCTGGCACCAGTATGCTGGCCGCGATGGCGTCCGGCGCCATCCTCACGCGCAGCGCGGCCGGCGTGTTAATGCTCCGGCCGGCGTCCAGATCCAGCACGTTGGCCAGCTCCGCCACCAACGTGCCGGCTGGATTGCGGATCTGCAGCGTATAGGTTACATCAGCCATCAGGCCAGCCCCTCTGCACTGTAGTAGCGTCCAGCCGCGGTCACGTTGGCCGTGGCCGTGATACTGGCCGGCGTGCGCAGCATCACTGCAATGGTATTTGCGCCTTTAGCCAGCACCAGGCTGGCCATTGATACGTTATTCACCACCTGGCCCACCAGCCGGCCCAGCAGCGCGCTGGTGATCGTGCCGGCCCTGGTGTCTATAGTGATCGTATCCCCAGCGCCCACGGCCAGCGCCAGGCTGGCGCCCACGCCAGTGGTGAAATTGGCCACCTCCAGAATTGTGGCGGCCGTGGTGCAGACAATGGCCAGCGTGAAATGGCCATCACTGCCGGCCGCGGTAACGGCCGCGCTGCTGGCGGTGTATGCCGTTGTGGTGCCGCTTTTGCCCACCACCAGGATATCCCCAGCGTAGCTGGCCGCGATGGCCGCCACGCCATCCGTTTTCATTTCCCACCCGATCACCTGCGTGGCCACATAGCCGGCCTGCAGCTCCATCAGAGAAATGCCGTTAGCGTCCGCCCCGCAGCCGATATATACCGCGCCGGCCTGCGTGCAGCGCAGCGCCAGCACCGGCGTGGTAACGCCAGATGGAATGATCCAGGTGGATCCAGTCCAGCCGGCCAGGTAGCGCGATACTCCAGATAACGTGAACAAACCACCCACCCACAATATGCCGTTGGCGTCCAGCGCCACCGCCAGGATCTGGCCGGCTGATGGCGTTGGGGATATCGTGGCCGGCGTGCCTGGTATCCCTGGCGTTACCTGCACCTTATACAGCTCTGCGCCGGTGGAACTGCAGCCGATCCATACGTATCCATCCGCGGTGCATTCCAGCGCATACGTGCGGCCCGTTGGGATAACTCCCGATCCCACCGCATCCCAGGTGGCGCCGTTGTAGTGGTATATGCCGGCCGCGCCGCTATTCCCACCGATCACCGGATAGCCATCACTGGCCACCTCCAGCGCATGCGCGCTGGATACACCAGCCGGCGTGCCGATGGCCGCAAATGTGGCCGTGCCATTGAATGTGGCGATATAGCTGCAGGCCACGCCATTAATCGTGGTGAAATCACCGGCCACGTATATGCCCACATTGTTGGCCTGGAATGCCACGCAGCGTATGGTGGCGTTTGCCGTCCAGCTGCTCCATGTGCCGCTGCTCCAGCGGTACAGCGTGGATCCGCTGCAGATATAGATCACGGTGCCGGCCACATTGGATGCGATACTGCCAGCAGTCAGTGCCGCGGCCGTTGGATAGCCTGATCCGGTCATGCTGGCCCAGGCCAGGCCGGTGCGCATGAATCCCGCGGCCGCGGATAGCGCCCCGCCCACACCGATGGAAACCGATCCCGCGGCGCCGGCATTCCAGAACGGATCCACGGCCAGCAGCTGGATGGCCAGCTGCTCGATATTGGCCTCCACCTGGCCGCCCTCCAGCCCTCCAGCGTATCGCACCGCCAGATCCAGCTCCGTGATCGTGCCGGAATTGGGAGAATAGCGCAGCGTGAATGATCCGGCGCCCAGCAGCAGCTCCACCAGATCCGCGCGCAGCGCCGCCAGATTGGCCGCGCTGGTGCCGGCCAGCTGGCATATCAGCGTCACCGTGCGCGGCCGGTGGATCCTGCGCTGGAAATAGGCGCCATCCGTCAGCGCATACTGGCTGGCGATATTGTCCACCGGTGGCGCGCCGGCGCCCAGCATCTGCTGCACCACCAGCCCCAGATCACTGGCCAAGTTGTATGTGGTGCCACCGATCACGAATTTATAGCTCTGCGCCATCCCTTATCCCCCCAGCGCCTGCAGCAGCGCGAAATCCGCCAGCAGATCCTCCGCCTGGCTTACGGTGTGGACGTTCAGCACATACTGGCGGCCGCCACCCGCGGCGCCGGCCGATCCAGCGCCGGCCGCCTGGCCAGCTCCAGCTGGCGCCCAGGCTGGTGGCGGCGCCGCCAGGCCATCCGTGGCGCGCGTCATTGCAGCGGCCGCCAGCGCGGCGCCGCCAGTGATCCCATCCGCCAGGCCGGCCATCATGTATCCGCCCATCTGCCGGAAAACTTTGGATGGCGATTGGATCCCGAAATTGTGATTAGCCACCGTGATAATGCCATCCACCAGCCAGCGCATGGCGCCAAATGCCGCCTCTGCGCCGTTGCGGATCCCATTAACCAGGCCATCTATCAGCTGGCGGCCCAGCGCCAGAAACCTGGCCGGCAGTCCGGCCGGCCCATCCGCCCATAGCTCATCCCAGATCCGTTTGGCCGCCTGCCATACGCTGCTGGCCCAGCCGGTTATGGCCGCCACCAGATTGCGCCAGGCGGTATCCACATCCTGGCCGATCCGCTGCAGCTTTTCATTCAGGCTATCCACTACGGATTGCCAGGCCAGCGTGATCGTGCGCCAGATCTGCGCGCCCAGGCCAGTGACAGTGCGCAGCAGATTCTGCCATGTGTCCTCTATGGCTTTCCCGATTGTCTGCATCAGGCCATCTAATGTGGCTTTAGCCGTGCGCACAATGCCCAGGATGGCCTGCCATGCGTCACCCAATATCCCCTGGATGGCCAGCCACGCGGTTTCCCAGTCTCCATTGATAGCGGCCATAACCGTGGTGATAATCCCCAGCACCACATTAACCACGCTTTCTATGGTCTGTTTGATCCCTCCGAAAATCTCGGCCGCGATAGGTAGCATTGGCTCCACATACCGTTTCCAGACTTCCTGCACCTTTTGCACCACCGTGGCCACCGTCTGCTGGATCAGCGGCCAATTATCCTGCACCCAGGCCACCACCTGGCGGAATAGGCCCACCGCAAAATCCACGGCCGGCTTTAGCACCGCGTTATATATCCGCTCCAGCTCTTTGGCGCCGGCCTCCACCATTGCCTGGATCCGCGGCCAATTGAATTGCACCCATAGCACGGCCTGCTGGAATGCGCCGACAATGCCGGCGATGGCCGGCGCCAGCACGCCATCCCAGACGGTGCGCACCGCAGAGAATACATCGGCCACCGTCTGCTGGATCATCGGCCAGTGTGTGATCACCCAGCCCACCACATCAGCCAGCACCTGGCCCACCGTGGCGCCAAATTGCGTTATGCCGGCCTGCGCATCAGCGCCGCCAATCCAATCCGTGAATTGGCGCAGCGCCGTGGTTAACGGCGCCAGCAGTGGTTTGGCGAACGTTAGCCCCAGCGTCTCCACCGTGGATTTTAGCGCGTCCACCGCTCCGGCCATGCCGGCATTCTGCGCGCTGGCCAGATCCGCCGCGGCGCCGCTTTTGTTTACGGCCGCGCTCATCTCAGTAAACCCAGCCGTGCCGGCCTTTAGCAGAATGTTGGCCGCGCGGATTGCATCCGTGCCGAAAATCGTCTGCAGCGCGTGCGCCTTTTGTTCCTGCGTGAGTTTTCCAGTGGCGCCCTGCAGCTGGCCCAGAATGGATTGCAGATCATTCATGTGGCCCTTACTGTCATACACTCGCACGCCCAGATCCTTTAGCGTGCCGGCCGCCTCTTTGGATGGCGATTGCAGGCTGATCAGCATTGTTTTTAGGCTGGTGCCGGCGTCCGATCCCTGCAGGCCGGCATTGGCCAGCAGACTGATAGCAGTCACGGTATCCTGAATAGACACGCCAGCATTACTGGCCACCGCGCTAGACATGCGCAGCGCGTATGCCATATCCTGGATGGATCCGCTGCTGGCATTGGCACTGGCCGCCAGCAGATCCGCCACCATGCCGGCCTTATTGCCCTGCAGCCCGTATGCGTTCAGCGCGTTGGCCGCAATGGTGGCCGCCTCCGCCTCTGATACCTGCGCGGCTCGGGCCAGCTGGATTGTGCCGCGCGCGGCCGCGATGGACGCATCCACGGATAGGCCGGCCTTTGCCAGCTCCATCATCCCCTGCGCCGCCTGCACCGCGCTGGTGCCTGGTAGCGTGGTATCAGCGCCCAGCTGGATGGCCATATCCGATAGCCGGCCCAGCTGGCCGCTGGTGGCGCCGGTTACAGCGCCCAGCATGGCCAGCGTCTGCTCAAATGTGCTGGCCTGGCCAATGGCGCCAGTGATAGCGCCTCCGGCCAGCTTGATTGCGCCGCCAGCCAGCTGCGCTATCCCAATTCCCACGGCCGTGGATATGGCGCCGCCCATGCTGGATCCCATGCCGGCCAGCAGCCCATGTGCCTTGCCCAGCGCGCGCTCCAGCGGATTTGTATCAGCGCCGATGGACGCATACAGGCTGGCTATTTCGCTGCTCATCATCCACCGCCTGGCGGTAGCAGGCCGGCCCAATCGTGCGCCGCCTGCTCCGTTGCAATGATCCCGAAAACGTCCGCCTCCGTCATGTTGGCGCCGGCCTGCGTGCCGCGGATCCGATCCGCCATGTATGCCACCTCATCAGCCAGCATCCAGCGCCGGAATTTTTCCCACGGCCAGGCTGCGATATCGTCCACATCCACGCCCAGCCGCTCCGCCAGGCGATATTGATACCGCAGCGCCGGATCCTCTATCAGCCGGCGCCGCCAGCTTTTCCCGCGGCCGCGTCCATTGCGCCAAACTTCTGGATGGCCTGCATGATCCGGCCGGCCAGCGCCACCGGCAGATCCGCCAGCGCCGGCAGATCTGCATCCGTGAATAGGCGCGCGCCGGTTTCGTCGCAGACCACCATCACGATCATGCGCGGCAGTGCCTCTGCATCCGTGGTGGCGCCGCCTTTTGACAATTCCAGCACCTGGCCCACCGTTAGCGGCCGGATCCAGACCTGGCCGCCCAGCTCTGGAATATCCACCGCATGCGTGGCCGGCGCCGCGGCCAGCGCCAGGATCTGATCCCGCGTGATATTGGCCATGCTAGTACGTGGCGGCCGTCCAGGCGGCCTGCAGCTGAAATTCCACCGTGGCGGTATTGATATCGTTGTATCCCGCATCCCGCGTGCGCTTCTTTACCAGCGCCGTGGCGGTGTATTTCGGTTTTCCGCTGGCGGCGCCGTTCCCCTCCGGCCCCCATTCCAGCGTGGCGCTCTGGCCTGGCGTTAGCGCATTCCAGACCGTCACGCCATCCACCAGGAAATCCACGCTGAATGTGGTTTCCCGCAGCGCCGCCAGATAGCTGGTGTGCGTATCAGCGCCGGCCGACTTGTCAACCAGCCCGATCCCCTCATCCCCTTTGGCCTTGCGGTAGACAGTGGATATCGTTTGACTGTTGAAATTGATATAGGCATTGTTGCCCAGGTATGTGGCCATGTGTCAGATCCTCCGTTGTGCCGGCTGGCTTATGGATAGCTGGTGGCCACCCACGCGGTTTGCAGCTGGAATTCCACCGTGGCCAGCGCCAGATCATTGTAAGCCTGGTCTTTGGTGCGCTTTTTCACAATGGCCGTGGCGGTGTATTTCGGCTTGCCAGTGGTGGATCCCTCCGGCCCCCAGATCAGCGCCGCGCTGCTGGTGCCTGGCGTTAGCGCATCCCAGACCGTGGTGCCATCCATCAGGAAATCCACGCTGAATGTGGTTTCCCGCAGCGCCGCCAGGTGGCTGGTGTGCGTATCAGCGCCGGCCGACTTGTCAACCAGCGCGATACTCTCATCACTTTTCGCCTTGCGATAATACGTATTGATTGCAGTGCCGGCGAACGAAACCACCGCAGCCGATCCCAGATAACTGGCCATATCTATCCTCCGTTTTTAGCTTGATTGCGCGCGGATCCGATACAGCGCGCCAGTGATCCAGATCAGCGCGCCGGCCGCGTCTCGTTCCTCCAGCCGCTG